CTTCCTTCCGCTTCGTGACGAGCTTGTCCAGCGCGAGGCGCGTTGCCCGGGCCTGATCGCTGATCGCATCGATGGTGCGGAACAGTTCGTCGATGCTCTCGGTCTGGCTGAGGGCGTGCTGCTTTGCACCCTTCAGCTGGTCCTCGATCTCGCCGCACCACTTCACGGTCTTCTCAGCATCGGCGAAGTCCTGATCGGTCGTCAGATCCTGGCTGATGCCCTGGAACACCGCGATAGCCCGATCCTTCCACTCCGCGAGGTTGGACGCGGTGACCATGCCGGTGACCTCAATGCGCAGGGCCGGCATCTGTTCCGGCGCGCGGCCGGCGGCGACTGGCGCTGCAGGTGCCTCCGGCTCGAAGGCGGCCACGTCGGCCTCCAGCTGGGCCCAGCCGGCGACAATGCGCGCGCGCAGCTCCGGGTTGGGTGTGTACCAGCAGTGGCGCTCCTCTACCAGCTCCCACTCGTCGCCCACGCGCTTCCATTCCGACGCCATGAAGAAGACACGCTCGGCCTGGGAGACCATCGCCTGGTGCTCCATCTGAACCTGATACATCAGCGGCAGGTCGGTTCCGGTGCAGCCGTCGAACATGGCGTCGCGAAGCGTCTGGTTCAGGCGCTTGTGCTCCCACGCGATGTCTTCCAGCAGGGTCAGGCCGTCAAAGCTGGCCGAGTACTTGTCCTGAGCACCGGTGACGGGGTACAGGTCCTCGCCGATGAGGCCTTCGGCGATCACACGGGCCTGCGCTTCGAACTCATGGCCCGGATCGATCACTCGTTCCTGCACAAAGTCGCTGAACTCGCGCGGCACGCCGGCGGCCAGCTCTCGAATCAGTTCGGCACGGGTCTGGTTGGTGGAAGCGCCGAGCATTGCCGGTGCGTCGCTGGCGTTGAAGTGCTGAGCGCGGTGGGCGTGCCATTCCGGCGTGCCCTGGATGAGGTTCACGGTGCGCATGATCAGCCCTCCACCGCAGTCTGGGTGGCGCCGCCGGCATCGCTGTCGGGCTCGCCTTCGTCCGCATCCTTCGGCGGATTGCGGATGTCCTTCAGCTGCTCGGCCGTGAAACGTGCCTTGGTCTGCAGCGTTGCGATCAGGTCCTCGGCGGACTTCTTGCCACTGGCGATGATGTCCCACCACTTCGGCAGGTTCTCGCTGAAATCGACTTCCGAGTAGAGCGGCAGGGCCTTCTCGGCCTTCTCAACCTTTCCTTCGATGACCCCGCGGCCAGCCTCGGCGGCGCCGGGAATGTCCATGATCTCTTCGGCGATCGGCATGCCGCGCAGCACGTCCGCGAACACGTCGCGCAGGGCGAAGGCACGGGCGCGCATTTGGCGCATGCGCTTCGGGTACTGCGTCCAAGGGCCAGCCTTGCCGAGCAGGCCGGCCACCTTGGCGTCGTCCATGCTGAAGGTGCGGACCTCCTCGGCTTCGCCGCGGCGCTTCACCCGGCAGACTGCGGTATGACCGTCATCCGCTTCGGCGATGTACTCGCACAGCGGCGAGCTGCGGACCAACGCGATCACGGCATCACCCCAGAGCGCGGGGCGGCCGTTGATGATCGCGAGGTTCTGCAGCGCCTGCAGCGGCTTCAGCCCCAGCTCGGCGCCCCACTGCATCGCGATCAGGCAATTGGCCGGCTTGCCCTTGAAGTCCTTGGGCACCAGGTCGCTGTCGGCGAGGTAGTCGGCGAAGGTCAGGGCCTGCTCGAACGTCTGCGGGCTGAGGTCGAACTGCTGGCGCGGTTGTGGTGCCACCGCGACCTGTTGTTGCACCTGGGCATTCATGGCTTTGGATCTCCGGCCGGCATGACCGGCGTTGATGGAATAGGGGTGCCGGGTACGTCTCCGGCGCGGGGCTCTCACCGCCGTGTCGCCTCGGCACCTGCATGCCGGTACCGATTCCCTGCTGTGCTTTCACGCCTAACTGTCTTTCCAGGGCTTCCAGGCGTCGGTCTTTCCCTGCTGTCAGCGGCGTTGCATCCGCACCACTCGTTGACCCATGAGCTTTCGCTGGGGGCATGCTGTGAGGGCATGCCAGCACTGACGGTTCGCTCCGCATTTGATTCCGCTGCAGAAACCGACAAGCCGCCCAGAATTCGGTTACGCCGCCTGCTGTTCCTCGGCGACCTTGTGGTACGGGTACTTGTCCGGGAACGGCTTGATGAAGCCGCCGAAGTGCTTGCCGATGGAGTCGGCAGCCTTGAACGCCTCGAACTCATCGGCGCTGAAGTTGGCGTAGTGGTAGAGCGAGCCGGGGCCGCGGTTGGCCCCGTATCCCTTGGTGAAGCGGATGGCCAGAGTGTTGGTCAACGGGTCATGCCCGATGCTGTGGATCTGCGACGACTCAACGTCGGTCAGCTGGATGGGGCCGGGGCCCGGCTTGTTGGCGATCATGTGTGCTCCTGGGCGGTTGGAGAGTTGCCGGCGTTGCCCGGCCGGCGCGGGGGCGTAGTCCGCAGGGGGACGGACTACAGGGGGATCAGGCGGCGAGGTCCGTCTGTTGCTGTTCGGTCTTCTCGCGGCGCGAGAGGCTCAGGCGGATGTCTTCGCGCAGAAACGCTTCGGTCAGCTCGGCGGCTTCGGCGCTGTCGATCTCGGCGGAGGCGGTGAAGGACAGATCGACGCTGCCGCCTTCGCGCGGCGTGGCCACGAACTTTTTCAGCTTCACGTCGACCAGCACGATCGGCTCGGTGCCGTCGAGGTGGCCATCGATCTGCAGCTCGTAGCCGGTGAACTCGTGGTTGAGCTTCAGCGGCTCCAGGCAGGTGTGCTTGACCTCGGTCAGGCCGTCGCCGCCGATGTGCGGCAGGTCCTGCTGTTCGCCCCTGTTGGGCTTGCGGAACAGGTCCTTGCGGAGCGAGGGATCGAACGCATCCAGGATGTAGTTCGGTGCGCTCAGGTTGAACTTGATGTCGGCGGCCAGCTGCCGCTCTTCGCCATGCCGCTGGATGCGGTTGTTGACGTTGGCGATGCTGGCGTGGTGTTCCTTCAATTCGAACTGGGAAGCGGCCATCGGAACCTCAGTGGTAGGCGCCGGCCACCGCCGGCGGATTGGGAATCAGTGGATGTCGTCGGTGCAAATCGCCGCCGGCGAGCGTGCGGCGCGGATGACGCGGATACGGCGGGCTCGGGTCAGCACCGCCAGGACGCGGCGGAACTGATCGACGGTGATCCAGACGGTGAGCAGCAGAACGAACAGCGCGACTACCACCGGCGACATCGAGTTGCGCTCGTAGCAGTAGCCAGTGGCCCAGCCGAAGGCGCCCAGGACAAAGCCGCAGAGCAGGAGAGGGGAGAGACGGCGCATCACTGGTCCTTGTGTTGGTCGGGGAAGGTCGGCCAGATCAGATCGACCAGGTAGAGAAGTCCGGTCACGAGCGGCACGCCGAGGCAGATGCCGCAGATGACGCCAGCGCTGAACTCGCTCATGCGGCTGCCGGACCGTCATCGCGCGCGGCGAGGCTGAGATCAGCCTTCATGTCGGCCACGGCGCGGGCGGCGCTCTTCTTGCCATCCAGGACTTCATTGCGCGCCAGGCGCGCGGCCCGATATGCAAGGTGCTCGGCATAACCCATCCGGCGAGCCGCGATGTTCACGGCGGCGAAGGCGCCGGCAGCGCGCTGGCAGCGAACAGACGGGGTAAAGGAGAGGATGACGGCGCTCATGCCGCGCGCTCCAGGTCAGCATTGCCGCGCAGGATCTGGTCGGGAGGCAGCAGCGAGTCGACAGCGAAGGGGTTGGCCAGGCCGCGCACGCGGTCGATCGTTTCCTGACGGGCATCGCGGCGACGCTGCAGCTCCAGCGACGGCATCCCGGAGCGGTCGCTGCGGGCATCACGGCCCGTGGGAACGATGTCCAAGGCGTCGCCCAGCATCACCAGCTGGTGGCGGCGGGCCGCTTCCCAGGACTTCTCGCAGTCGCGGGTGGCCCAGTAGGCGGCCATGTAGGCGGTGTCGCAGCCCGGCATGTCCAGCCCCTGATTCAGCAGGTGGGTGCGCAGGATGATTGCGATGTTCCGCTGCTCGCGGATCTCGTCGGCCGGATGGGCCGAGGGCTGGGTCTTGCTGGCGGGCTGGTCCATGACGGTCTCCATCGCCCTGCCTCGGATGAGGTTGCTTGGGCGTGGAGCAAGATTACCAAACGGTAATTAGCTGTCAATACCAAAAGGTAAGGAAAATGGTAAAGGCGTTCAGAAAGGCTCCCGAAGCCGCTTCCGGAACAGCGAGTTCAGATAGACTCGGAGCCAACAAAGGAGGGGTGGATGAAGAAGGTAATGGGGGTTTCAATCCTGCTCGCGGCAGGTCTGAGCACCGGCTGCTCGACGGTTCCCGTATCCGAGAGCGAGGCGAAGGCAGTGCCTGCCGACCGCGTATACGCGCCTCAGTATTTACAGGCGTCGCCAGAGCGCACCGCATCCCTCTTCATCGCGAGGGACAAGGGCTACTACGGTTCCGGCTGCTCGCACGACATCCTGATCAACAACGACAAGGTGCTGGCATTGCGCCAGAGCGAAGCAGCAACGCTTCACCTTGCGCCTGGCGCGTACTTCCTCAAGCTGGAGACGGGGGGCGGTCTGTGCGCCAACATTTCAACGTCTCAGAACCTGACCTTGGGTCAAGGAGAGCGTCAGGAGTACCGAGTGCTTCTGCCGTCTGACGGAAGTCTGCGGCTCACTCGCGAGAAATGATCAGAGCCGGGGACCGCTGAGGTCCCGGGCCTTTTATGCAACCCGTTCCAGATGCTGGATCAGGTACACGCGTCCACCGATGATTGCTTCATCGGTGAGACGGAACGGCGGGTAGAGAACTTGATCCGCGCTTCTGGCCCAGATGCCATCCGGCTGCGCCTGGAGTGCCTTGATCTGGTGGCCGTAGCCGGTGTTGATCAGATACAGGCCATCGCCGACGAACTCGCGACAACCCGTGTCAACCATGACCATCTCGCCTGGCTTGATCTTCGGCGACATCGAGTCGCCTACGCCGGTCACCAGTTTGAGTCGCCCAGCCGGCGGCATGAAACCAATCACGGAACGGATGTAGTTGGGCGCGAAGTCCATCGCACGTACGACTTCCGGAAAATCCTCGTTGACCCTACCAACTCCACCCATCTGCGCCTCCGCATCGATCTGCTCGACGCGAACGTAGTCTGCGGGTGTCGCAATCTCTGCGACCGCCGAGACTTTGGCCGAATCGTCGGAGAGGTAGCCAGCTGGCATCGCGGCTGCTTGCTCGATCGAGGTAGCTCGCTTCTCCCCAAACGACTTCTCTTTCAACAGGCCTGACAACTCGCCTTGGTTGATTCCAGTCGCTCGCACGAAGTCGGCCTGCTTCCCATTGAAGCGGTCATCGATCCACTGCTGCAGGCGCTGCCTGCGTCGGGCTACGGCGGGGGTGTCGGTCTTCATGACGCGAGTGTCGGATACCAGAGGGTAATTCACCAAATGGTGTTGACTGACAATTACCATGTGGTAATGTGCCGGTCATGGACACCCTCCGCGCTTACCTCTCGACGCTCACCCCGACCGACCAGGCCGACTTTGCACGGCGTGCGGGCACCTCTATCGGCTACCTCCGCAAGGCCCTGAGCAAAGGGCAACGCTTCGACGGCGGACTGGTTCGACAACTGCACGTCCATAGCAACGGCGCGGTATCTCTTACCGAGCTTCGGCCAGACATCTGGCCGGACCCCGGCGCCGCCAATGACGACGCGCACTCCAACGCCGCCGCGTGACCTATGCCCAACCCCAGCCGGACCGTGCGTGTGGTGACCGCGGATACCCGGCTGGGGCGGGGCGCCCTTCATCCCTGACTTGATGTCTTCCATGGCGCCCATCGTGCGCCGCCGACGCCCAAGCGTCTCCAATCGAGAAGTCCGCCCATGAATGTTACCGATGCCGCCTACGACACCGTCCACCAGCACCCAGGTGGATCCGTCGCGCTGGCGCCGCGTATGGGGATGTCCGACGCGACCCTGCGTGGCAAGGTCAATCCGAACACCGACCGCAACCTGCTGAGCCTGCAGGAAGCCGACGCACTGATGGGCAAGACCGGTGATTTCCGCATCCTGCACGCATTGGCGGCCACCCACGGTTTCGTGGCGCAACGTGTCGATGCTCCGGCCAGCGGCACGATGATCTGCGCGCTCCTGGCGGCGTCG